TTCTATCTTGTCTTTTACACCTGTCATACACACCTCAAAAAAGATTTGTAAAATCTATTACTTCTGACTGACGAGAAATGTCTTTCACAAAATACGCACACAGCGGAGAGTCTCCATCCTCAATAGGCACACTCAACAACTGCCCGTTCTTCATCTTTGGAAAGTACCACTTCACGTCGTTATAAAAATTAGTTATCTTGATGTCACCGAACTCTACTCTGAAAGAGGAGAGAGGATTGTATAGAAATGCGTGAAAGCCTCTGTCGTTGATAGAGGTAAGAGGCAGGATTTCCAAGTCATTGCCACTGTTAGCATCACCTACAGCCATACACCAATCCACTGGCATCATAATCTCTCTACCGCCAATCTCCATTACCATAGCAGGTGACGAAAAACTCTCAAGAAAGATTAGAGGAATAAAAAAGAAGTCAGGGTCCTTTGGATCTGAATTGTCAAGCACTGCGAACTGAACATCGTCTTCAAGTTCGTCTGGTAAGTTGTTAAGTGAGAATGCGTAGTCTTCTACGGTTAATATTTTCATAAGTTAATTCCAATCTATTTTTTCTATTGTAAATGGGTATTGAGCTTCTTTGTAAAATTTCTTACGCTGTGTTAGATGACGCTTGGCATACTTACAGGTAGAAGTGATATCCCATATCTGAACAAAATCTTTGTCGTGTGACTTTCTTACACCTCTGCCTATGCTCTGTATAACTCGCACAAATGACTTGCCAGGCTCTAGCAGCACAAGGTTAAAGATGCGAGGAATGTTAATACCCACAGCAGCAACACCATAGGTTGCGATTACTACTTTGTTATAACCTTCGTTGATATCGTCATAGGCTTCTTTCCTGTCGTTCAGCTTGACATCACCTTTCACAAACACAGAACCTTCTATGTGTTCTTGCAGCATTTCCCCTGCGGAGATTCTATCCACAAGTATGAGAGTGTTGCCACTTTCTTTTACCTTGTCAAGCAGTTTTGCGATGTAGGCAATTCTGTCAGGATCTGTCACAAGATACTTCAACTCCTGCTGATAGTCTTGGAACGCAGGCGTGTCTAACAGCTGACAGATATTGACGTGGCAGTTTGACAGCACTCCTTTTTCTTGGAGTTCCTTGGCAGATACATTGCCTATAACTGGTCCTATTGAAGCGTGTATGCTTTCAAACTCAAACGATTCTTTGGGAATAGTGCCTGTCAATCCCCAGCGAATAGGAGCGTTTTTGAGGTTTTGGGTAAGCAGTTTTTTGAGGACATCTGCCTTTGCCTGATGTACCTCGTCTATGATTACAGTAGCAACACCTTCCAAAAACTCTGCGAGAGAAAGAATCTCCTCACCGTTCTTGTTTCGCTTGTCAAGAATGTTTAAACTCTGCCAGGTGCAGATAGTGTGTGTTTTGTTTAGTTCTTTTCTGTCACCAAAATACACACCTACATCAAGTCCGCAGTTTTTGTAGTCTTCTTCTGTTTGAACGACGAGACTTTTGTTTGGCACTACAACGAGACTTCTGCCATAGGGCTCTACTATCTTTGACAGAGTAGCAGTAATGATAGTTTTACCTGCACCTGTTGCTACTTCTTGAAGTGCTTGAGGATTTTCCAAAAAGTTGTTGATGACTTCTACCTGATAGTCTCTCAATCTAATAGGCTCACCTTCAGCAGGATGTCCTTTGGGCCAACAAGTATTTCCCCAATAGTCTTCTGTAATCTTGTCAAAGTTAAGTTTAACAGGCTGCCTTCTGTCTTCGATGTCAGTAATTTCAACAGCACAGTTTTCTAGGATTTCTATAATCTTGTCAAGGTGATTGACATAGCCTGTTCCGCCTATACCAAAGAATGCTACCTTGCCATCCCACCTGCCTAGTTTATACTGCGGCATATAACGAGCATAAGGCACTTCGAATTTGAGAGCGTTCGCAACCTTTCTACGAATATCTACAGGCAAGCCTTCCAGTTTTATATTAACTTCGTCTTCAATAATCAATCTACAAGTAGTCATTCAATCCTTTCCATTTCAAAATAGCCACGCTTGATTATGTTGCCGTTTGCGTTTTCGAGATGAACAATCAAATCTTGATCCGCATAATAGTTTAGTATCTTTCTCGTAGAAACAAGCATCGTGCTTTGTGCGAGAGATATAACAGAGCGTGGCTGCCATTCTGAAGAGAGAATGGGTTTTGGAATTCTATTGTCTATAGTATAGAGTATTTTCTTATTTTTGTCAATAGGATTGTTCAAGCCTTGCTCTTTTATCCACGAGTTGAAATAGGAACCTTCTTTGTCGTTGTCCAAACGAAACATCACAGCAGCGTCTTCAGGAGGAACGATGTTTCGAATGTTTTTGTGTATTTCAACAACTGCTTCAGGCGTTTGTGAAGGAATAACAACAAGAACAGGCAGGCGTTTGAGTTCTTCAAGAGCAAGAACAATATTTTCTATAGGAAATCTGTTGTCTTCTATTACTACACTTGGTGCTGAACGATTGGCAATCTTTTGAGCAAGATAAGAGTATTGAGAAATGCTCTGCCATAAGTCATCGGGGTCAAAGTAATGCAAGCCATATCGTAGACTTCTGTCTTTATACAGCGCAAGTGTATTATCTGAAACAGCACCTATTTCCGTTTCAAGAATTTCCTTTGCACGACTGGGAAGATTTTTCAACTCTCTCTCATACACACCGGGCACAACTGATTTAGGATCTAGCTCACAGATTTGAGCGTAGATGCGATATACACTGTCAGAGATTTCAAAGTCGAAACGTCGAAATGCATTTACGATTTCATAGAGGTTGGATTCTGTGTATTCGAAATACCAAGTCTTGTTTTCTGCGTCATAGGTGCTCCACGAGGTGTTTTTCTTTACTCTGTCTATTTCTTCAATCAGTTTTTTTGCATAGCGAAAACGCACAGCAATCTTTACACCGTCGTCTGACACATCAAAACGAATCCAACGACTTCTGTCTATGTGACGTATTTCTAAATCAGTTTTCTGTTTTGCAGAATCAACATCTACACCACGAGATTCCAAATAGTTTTTATATTCGTCTAGCTTCTTTCTTGCTAGACGTAACTGCCTATCTGTCAAACCAACGTCTTTGTCTACCTGACGAGAGAGGCTGCCAATAAGTTTCTTGTCACTGTCTCTAAGTTCAGCAGCAGGAGAAGCAAGCAGGATAAGGCAGTCTTCAACAGAAAAAGTCGCATATTGCATTGTTGTTATTATATGCTATGTTAACTTTTCTGTCAAGCATTTCAACGGGATACCCTCTCTAATCTCATCCAGTGTGTATTCTGTGTGAGCATAGTCATTTAGCCATTGTGTTCTGTCAGGCATGAGAGGAGATTCTATAAGAGAGTAATCAGTATTGCCAACAGGATAGGCAAGAGACGAAGGACCAACAAAAGCAGGTATACCTTTTAGAATAGCATGAATTCCGGGGTTAGAACTCCAATTAATAACTGCGTGTGCGCCTTTAAAATTTATATCATAATCATCGTATGATCCTGGTAACTTAAAAGGTTGTTGCACAGTTATATCTAACTTTTTATCAAAATTTCTAGAATAACATCTAGGATGAGGTCTAAACACTATTGGTCTATCTGTATATTTTCGTATAAGTTTTACCTGCTGAGATACCCACTTTTCTATATTTGGCATGTTACGCCATTGCTCTGATTTATCGTGCTGTCCGCAAATTAAAATATAATTTCCTTCATTTCTCCATTCTTTACAGGTAAGGCCTAGTTTCTTTGCTCGTTTGTTGTCATTACCTAACGCGGAAAAATAAGCATCTCGATTTACACCATTTAATCCAACCTTCCAAGTAGTCCCTCTCAGTATTGAACCGGCTTCTAACACAATTATTGGTTTATTTTGTTTTTTAGCATTTTGCCATATTAGTTTATTTTGTAACATTCTGCCATGCCAAAGTACGCTCCATATAACATCAACATCGCAATAGGAACTATTTTCAACATATGAAAATCCTAATTTCTTTATACCCTTTTTAAATGATTCAAAAACTGCTTTAGAATTCAGAGCACCATATTGTGTCCATAAACCAAATTTCATCGTGTAAATACCTCTAAATATTTAACGGAATTTCAAAATGCCAAATATCACTGTGGTCACAACATTTCATAAAGAAGGTCTAGATTTATACGGCCAAAGATTTTTAGATTCCTTTGCTAAACATGTAGATAAAAAAATAAAAATGCTAGTTTACGCAGAAAGCTGCGATCCTAAAAATATTGATCCTAATCAAATAACAATTTTAGATGCTCAAGAAGCATTGCCTAAACTAAATCGATTTAAAGAAAAGTGGAAGAATGTTCCTAAAGCAAATGGAGTTTGTCCATTTCCTGAAAAGCGACCACGAGATTATCACAAAAAATTTAAATGGGATGCTGTTAGATTTGCTAACAAAATTTATGCAGTACTAGACGCCTGTGACAGATCTGAGGACTGGTGCGTTTGGATCGACGGGGATACTTTTGTTCATAGCGACTGGAGTTACGAAGATTTTGTAAAACTATTTCCTAGCAAAAAATGGATTACATATGTAGGACGAGGAAAAGCAGCAGCTACATGGCCTGAGTGTGGATTTTATGGTCTTAATCTGAAAGATAAAATTTGTAGGAAATTTTTACAGGATCTTGAAGATATGTATGAAGATGCCGAAAACAAAATGTTTAAATTACCCGAGTGGCACGACTCGTATATTTTCGGTCATTTGTTAAATCAGTACAAAGTAAATTATCCAAACATTTATGATTATACTGAAAACATAACACTTAAGACTGCTCGTTCCGGCGGCGGAGGACATCCTTTAATAAACACAGATCTAGGAAGATGGATCGATCATTTAAAAGGTACCAGAAAACAGTTAGGCAAATCTAAGCAATCTGATATCAAAATTCCTAGAAACGAATCTTATTGGAAGACTTAATCGTCTTCCAAGTCGAAATTTTCTACAATTTGATCTTGATCTAGTCTTTCTTTAAGACCTGCTTTATAGTGAGACAGATAAGGAGCAAGTACACTTCTACTTATCGGAGTTTTGTGTTGACCAGGATTTAGATTAAGCATTTTGAAACCTTGTTCTTCCATTTGCTTCACAGTTTTTCCGTATACTTCTCCGTCATAAAATCTTCTAATATCTGAACACTCATCATTATTATAAATGTCAGCGTATCTATCGTGAAATTTCCAAAATGCTTTATGTTTTTTGTTTAGCATAAAAAAACCAGTTTCGCAAGAATGAGCTATTCTATCCGGATCGGTGTCTGATGGCCATGAATGCCAAACATCGTAGTGTGTAGATAGAACATCGTCAGGAGAAATTAAATCAAGCAACTGCGCAGGAATACTTGCTGTTATTACAGTGTCAGCGTCGAGCCAAATTAGTCTATCGCATTCTATTGTACGCATTGCATGTATGATAGAATATGCTTTCTTTGCAAATTTTTTAATTTTAGAATTACTATGTCTTTCTATAAATGCTGTATATTCGTTGCCCAAATCAAAAGGTAATTCGTTTACGCTTTTAACTTTAATATCAAACAGGCCTTCCTTGTATACATACAAAGGCATTATATGCGACCAATATTTTTTATAGCTCCGTAAAAATGTTCTACCGCATAAATTGTAGTAGTCTTCATTCATACTTGTAATAGCAACAATTTTTTTACTCATAGATAATCCTTAATTATATTCCATGCTGTTCCGTTTCGTAGGTCTTCGAAATTGTAATGACTCATTGAAATCTTTTCTATCCAAGACTGCCTGTCAAATGTTTGCGGTTCTTCTATATATCTTAATTCTGTATTAGCAACTGCGTATGCTTGACTGTTTTTGGAGTTTTTGTCTGTAACAAATACTGGCACACCTTCTACTGCTGCTGCTACACCCGGCGACGAATTGTATGTGACGCATGCCCAGCAATTTTTTAAATCATCTAAGATTGAGCTAGAACTAGATATTTCAACTCCTTGAGGAGCAGAGCGAATGTAACCTTCTGCTTTCTTGTCTCCAGGATGTGTTCTAACTAGGATAGGTCTCTGAGTTCTTCTTCTTATGGTGCTAACAACTTCTGAACACCATTTCATAACATCATATGATCCCATACTCCAGCCGCCGTTTCTTTGCAGGCAGATCAAAATATGTTCACCGTTATTACGCCAAGGCTGTAAATCTATTTTTAGATCTTGTTTTATTTTCTGCCATCTACTAGGATCTTGAGAATTCCAAAAATATTCTCCAGTTGTAGGAAACACATCGTCTAGGGAAAAACGAAGATATTGATTGACGTTTTTGGGGTCGCGATATAAAAAAAGATTTGAATCTATCGCAAGTGTTCTGCCGCCGTGTTTTCTCTGTTCTTGTATAATTCTTTTTCTAAATGCAAGGTGAGGAGCATTGCCGCTTCTTGCATGTACCCAACCCTGTATAACAGCAAGGTCTGAAGGTTCGTATTTAAAATCTTCTACTTCTCGACTTTGATTGTCAGGAACGCCTAAATGAAAGTTTCTTAAAACTTCTCGTTTTTCAGATTTTGTATTTCTAGCAGGAATTCCTGCATAGTATATTCTAACCGAAGTCATTCTGTAATATCCTATATGCGTCGCCATTTTTTAATTCTGACACATGAAACTGTCCGTAAGCAAGATGACATGCCCATTTGTATATTTTATCCAAATCCTGACGAGTAGGTGTTTCTAATAGACTTAGATCTTTGTCTGAAACAGGATCTGCTGCTGTAGGTGCAGTGGTAAAAGCGGGTACGCCGTATAACACGCTTTCTACAGCAGCTACACTTTGATAGGTAACCACTGCATGGCAATCTTTTAAATCATCAAAAATACTGTTTCGTATTCTCGATCTTCTGTTTTGCTTGTCTCTAATTCTAATAGGACGGTCGGTGTGTTTTTTTATTTCTTTTACGATGTTTGAACACCATGTGTCTCTATCAATGCCATAAAATTTGCAAGGTTTTTCAGACGGTGTTACTACTAAGATGTGTGTTCCTACTTTTGGTGAGTCAATTTTATAATCAAGTTTACGCCATCTATCATCAGGACGATCTACAATTTCGGAATGTTGTAAATCGTTTTTAACTATTCTGTGCCAGTTTTTCCAACCATGCGGATTTTGGGTACAAGGATAGTTACCGACATATCCACTATCCATATAATAAAAATCAATTTCGTCATGCCAGCATTTCCAAATCAGTTTGCGTTTGCCCATTCCTCTTATCAGAATCGGTCCTTTTTTAAAATCGTAACTGTAATCTTTTACGGGAAGGCCTGCACCTTCTGCAAACGCATTTACATATTCGTCTTTCAAATTTTTAGAAAGGCAAATCATGCTGTTCCGAATAGTCTGTGTAGATCCTTTCTCTATGCCATTCTGCTGCGTAGCTTGATCCTTCTCTCGCAGCGAAGTCTGCGAAGCAGGGTGTTCCTAGAGTGTAATGCACGAGTTTAGCATCGGGATTGAAATCATATTCTATATCTAGCCAATTCCATTCTGTAGGTAATGCTCCAACTAGGTCGTCATCTAGCCATGTAAAACGATGCACCTGTGCGCCAGTTGCGTTCTTGACAAAATCAGGTGTTACTACCTTGTTAGCAGGATGGCTGCAATTCCATAATATTACAGAACTCCAATTCTTTTTAGGATAGTTTTCGTTCTTGGCACCTAAATACTTCTCTGTTATTTTTGTTTGGTAATTATGCTGAACTACCTGGACTGCTTTTGAATTGTCTCGCAATGCCCATAGCTTTGCGATATCGTCTCTGAGAATCATATCACCATCCATAAAAATAGCCCAACCTTCGTAATTCATCATGTGCGGTACAAGGAAACGTGAATAGATAAAGTGATTAGATCCGTCACCGTGTGCTTCGTCGTAGTTGTCTAACAATGACAGAGCAAGCGGAACAAGACTCACCGGTTGAGAAGCCTGTCTAATAATTGAGTTTGAACAGGTGTGATAGGCTATGGCTTCTCTAGGATCATAGCCAATAAAAACGGGTATCATGTGTCTCTCCTTTCTATATCGTCTTCGTCGCAAGCTGTGCCATATTGAACTTCAAGAATTCTTACAGGTTTTTTTGTAGGGTTTGAGGCTTGATGCCAAACCCTCTTGCCAATAGAGTATCCGCCTGAATTTTTTTGTAGATGAACTGTGTCTTTCATCTTTTTCCATTCTGTATCAATACGCACAGTTCCGTCAAGCACATACCAATACTCAGAACGATTAAAATGGCGTTGAAACGAAAGCGATTTGCCTGGATCTATTTCTAGTTCTTTTACTTTGTATCCGATTTCTGGTTCATGATTGAGGACTCTATACCATCCCCAAGGTCTAGTTGTATTTTTCATCAGGTGTATTTATAGGTTAAGAAACTATATCTAAAAATTTACGATAAAATTCTTTGTTCAAATTTCTTGATTCAGTTAAGAAATCATAATCTATTCTATTTGAAGTTTGTAGAGGAGTATCATTTATATTTTGTAAAAACAACGGAGGATTTTTAAAGTGATCAAATTTTACACTCCAACTTACTACTTGAACATTTTTTCCTAATAGTTGTGCCCAATATGCTCCGTGATAACTATCTGTAATTATTGTTTTGTGAGATCCTATAAATTCTAACGCTTTTTCAAAATCTATTTCGTTATTGTACATAATAGATTTGTCTTGAGTGTTTTCAATTTTAGTTTTAAATTTGTGTAGAAAATAGCCTACTTCTTGTTTTTCTTCGTAAGTTTTATCGAATGCAGCGTGCATACAACTTGCACAAGGAAGATATAGATCTTCGTATCCTGCTACAAAATCTCGAATACCAATTAAATTACATTGATATATCCAGTCTGGAAAAAACACTTTTCCTTTTGATTTTTGAATATGTTTTCTTCCAAAATTATGACCTATACTCCACAGAACGATTTTTTTTGGATTTTTTTTGATTAGATCTTGTATGTGCAACTGAAATTTTTTATGTATTAATCCGCCGCCGCCTACTACAAGAATATTAGAAGATAGCAGAGATTTATTGTGCATTAATTCTTGAGAATTACAGTTTGGAAAATGGAAGTATCGGCTAGGGTTCGATAAATAATCACCTATATTGTTTGTAACTTTTCTATGTACTTCAGTTATCATAATATTTTCTTAGATGATTTGTATAATGTAATATGTATGCGTTGTCCATGTGTTTTGGCTGACTACAGTTCCATTTTAAAGGTAATTCTTGTAAACCTTCGACCATTTCAGACAAAATCCATATAACATGTCCATTGTCGCCCGAAGGCTTCACTTTAAATTTGCCTGGTACTTTCTTCGGTCTTCTGTTAATTAATTCATTATGAAAATACTTTCTAACACTGTCGTTACGATAAATCATAAAGCCGGCATTAGGTCTGCCACTTACGCCGTTTACATAGTAAATACTGTTTTCGTTAAGCACAGATTCTATAGGAGGTGTATGTGGTAGTATTTCGCAATCTGCATCAATAGCGACAAAGGCATCATGTGATTCTTCGTATTGATTTAAAGTGTAATGTTTTTTCCAAGTCCATTCATTGTTTGTTTCGCCTTCTCGCAAAGGTAGATTGTCAATAACATAATCATAACCGTGTTTTTTACAATACTGTTTTTGACTATCAATACATTTCTGCCATTTTTTTACAAAATTAGGTGATGCAGAACAAGAGACTATAATTTTCATTGTTTTTCGACAAAAAACACGTAATTAAAAACCTTTGCGTTTTCCTTTACAGGTTCTCTCCAGAATTCGTTTACAATTTTAACATCCATGTTATAAAGAATTTTTTCTCTCCAGAAATCTGGTTGTTCTTGAATCAAATGTGCGTTCCTGCCGTCCGGTAATAAAGTAGGAGAAGCAGAAGTATGTATATCGAGATAAGCAGCTTTTGAAAACAGTTTATATATGTCTTTTAAATTTATATCTAGAAAATCTGGTTCTATGTGCTCTAACACGTCCATTGAAATAAGAACATCATAAACACGTTTAGGATATTTGCAATAATGTTCTACACACGGATCGTAACCATGAACTAGAGGATAATCTTTTGATAGATATTTTACTAAACTACCTGAACCGCAACCGTAATCAATAATACTTGAAGGATTGTAAGTCGAAAGAAATTCTGGTATGTTAAATAGCTTTGGAACTTTGCGCCTGCTGTTTTTGCCCATCTTATTAGAACCATGCAACTGTTCTAATTGTTTTTTATAGCTATCAGTAAGTTGTGGCATTATGTTTTTTCCAGTGTTCTTTTTTTAATTCGAAATGAGGAGATAAAAAGTCAATTAACTGTAAAATGTTGTCTTTATCAATGTCATATTCAATAAAGTTTTTTGAATTACGAAAATAATCTCTTACGTTATTAAAATGATTTAACCTCATTTCTTTCCAAAAGTGTATTAACTCTTCGATATTTTTTAAACCTAAAGCAGAAATTGAACGTTTTGCAAAAGAAGGTTTTGATCTATGTTTTAACCTACTTTTAATCCAATCGTCTTCGTTTCTTAATTGTAAAATAAAATAACTATCAGGGTATTGTTGATGCAATTGTTTAAAGTATTTGTTTGCTTCTAAGTATCGGTTTTTATTAGACAAAATCATATCTATTAAACAATCTGCTGTTTCTAAATTTGTTAGCAAAGGTAAATTGTTTTTAAAATTTTTATCTATAATATTAGCAATATTTTCTTTTTTATTTTGTCTTTTACAATGATGATAACTTACATAGCCGCTGTCTATAAACAATCGATGCAGCGAAGTAGTAGCAGTTTTATTAAACCCAATAAAAAAAACTTTAGGTCTAGAGTGTTGCATCTTCCATTCCGGCAACTCGAAGTTTCACAACATTAGTAATCTGCCACTGCTTCTGATCCAATGCCTTCAAAACGCCAAGCCACTTGTTTCTTATAAGAGCAAAATCGTTGATTATCTTTTCATAATCAACAACATCTGCTTCACCGTCTACATACTTTTCAACATCACGACTGCTTAAAGCTCTCTGATAGTTTTCAAGATACTGACGAAAAAAAGAACTGCGCAGGCGACGCAGTTCTATATTAAGGTATTCAAGGATAGCCTCAAGTTCCTGAAGTTGATTGAAACGATGTTCGATTATGCCAGGCATAGAAGCAGAAGCCCGTTCTATATTGCCTGCAAGTTTGACTTCTTCTCTCGCTTCAACAAGTTCGTTCTCAAAGAATCGAATTGCTTCAGGAATCTTTTCGATGTTGCGTGAGACTTCTGAGTACCAACCCATTAAAAGTCCTCGTCATCATAGTCATCGTCAATTTCGAGATAGTAGTTGATTGCGTTATCCAACACAGCGTCTGCACCAAGAATAGTCTTAAATTCTTCGTCATCTACACCATAGTCTGCGAGTAGATCTACAAAGCGTTCTGCTGCAATATCAACCTGCTTTTTGTCGATGTATTCTTTAAACATCATCCAAACATCTGCGATCTGACTTTCGTCCATTAGCTATCTGTCTCCTCGGTTTCGTCGTTTGAACTATTTATTACGGTGTCTTCAACTTCGATCTCTGGGTCTTCTTCTTGTGCGTCGGGAATAAGATGAAACTCTTCCATGATCTTATCTAGACAGCCTTCTTCATTTCGCTGCCATTCCTTGCGATACTTTTTGATTTCTTCACCGTCCTGAGTGACATACAGCAGCTTGTTGCCTGACTTTTCAAGCAGTTCTTTCTTCTCAAAAAGATCCACAAGGCCTGAATAGGGTGACATACCTTGCTCATAAGGAATCTTAACCTGCACTGCTTCGAAGGGCTTGTTATAACGAGTCTTCATTACCTTACAGGCTGCTCGAATACCCTTGACATCGGAAATCTTGTTGCCATCTTCGTCTTCCTTCAACTTCAACTTTCTCATAGCAATCACAATAGAAGAAGCATAGATAAATCCTTGACCGCCTGAAATCTTGTCGTCTGGGTCAAACATATCCTGCGACGCGTAGGTATGATTAGTAGCAACTAAGCCGACGTTGTGCGATCCAAACATGTTAACGCAGTTTCTAACAAGTGCTGTAAGTGCCTTGGGCTTGCGACCCATATCACCTTTCAAGTCACCCTTGCCAAACTGATCCACATCAGTAGGTGTAAGCAACATACCAAGCGAATCAATAACAAAAAGAACTTTCGGACGTTCTTCTTCGTTCAAATTCTTATAATCGTCCATAAATGTATGCACAGTCTTGGCAACATCGTCAATCATTGACATATTAAGTTTTAGTAGTTTCTCTTCTGAAGTATCTACATCAAGAGCTTGTAGCCAAGTTTCATCAAGCGCATTCTCTGAATCGATGAGAACTACAAAGATACCCTGTTCCTGAGCTTCTTTGATAATATTGCCAGAGCAGATATAACTTTTACCAGCACCGGATTCGCCTGCAAATACTGACACTTTACCAAGCGGAATCCCTTTGTAAAAGTCTCCTGAAATAAGATAGTTAAGCGCGTAGTTGCCTGTGCCTACCCAGTCTGTTGGATCATTGAAGCCTGAACTCATACCTGAGATAGACTTGGTTAATTGATTTCTAAATTTTGTTGGATCAAATGCCTTTGTTGCCATTGAGTTCTCCTTGAATAGCCTTTGAAAGAGGGGAGTGATTCACTCCCCGTATATAGATTTATTACTGATTCTGACGAGCGCGAATCATTGCGAGAATGTCTTGAGCGTTGCCGCCGCCTTCGCTTTCTTCCGTGCTTTCTTCTGCCTTTGGCTCTGGAGCAGGTTCAGCTGCTGGTGCAGTGTCTGCTTCTGCCTTGGCAACATCTGCTTCCATGCTTTCTGTTGCAGGAGCAGGAGCACTTTGAGAAGTAGCTGTTGCGCCTGCGCTGGGTGCCTTGGTTGGATCACCTGTGCGAGCCTGCATGCCAGCTGGGCGGAAGTATTGACTCCAACGATCAGGATCATATGCTTCGCCGTCAACAGAAGCTTCAAACATCTCAGTCATAACTTTAACTTCTACCTCGCCTGGACGCTTGGGCAGGAAATCAGTGAGATTATACAAGCCATGTGTGTTAATTGCGTTCATTTCCTCATCGGAAAGAGGACGCTCACGGCGTGCCCAATTAGAAGTAGAATAGTCTGCATAACCGCCCTTGGAAGTCTTGTTGAGACGGAAGTCTAAGCCTGCTGTGAAGTCTGTTGGCAGTTCTTCCATGTCAGGATCAAGCAGAGAACTCTTGATAATCTGGAAAATCTGAGGACCAATAATAAAACGACGAATTGGATTCTCCGGAGGATTTTCTTCTCCTAGCGGATCCTGTCGAACAAAGCCCTGGAAGATATAAGAACGCTTCTTCCAATACTTGCGACCCATGTCCTCGAGTGCTGGGTCCTTGAACCATCCACGCACTTCCTGCAGGATCGGGCAGCTTTCTCCATACATTTCCATGCAAGGAACCTGTACCATTACCGGGCGCGAATCTGTTTCGCCTTTGACGCCTGCGAAAGGCAGTTTAATCATTAGTCGCTCTGCCCAAAAGAAATCATTAGAGTCGTCGCCATCAGGAAGGAAACGCAGTGTTGCGGAATCTTCTTCCTTCATATTCCAAAATGGGTAGATTGCGTTGTCGCCGGGCCCGGCAGAGTTGCTTGATGAACGATTTTCCTGCTCTTTCAGTCGAGCGCGAATTTCAGCGAGAGATGCCATAGTTTTGCCTCCTATTGTATGCCTATGTGCTTAGTGCCTATTTATGTAGCACATTTTTTATTATACATGATGTGCTAAACATGTCAAGATATTTATCTAAGAAAATCAAACGCCTGCAAGATTTTTTAATCTTTCAAAATCTTCGTCGGTGTCTGGTTCTTCTTCGTTGTCGTCGCAGCCGCAGCCTTCCTCTAAGCCGTCCAGTTGCTTATATACCTGATCTACCATAGCAGAAATATCGCTTGATCCTAGTTCTTCTGCGCCTGCGTGCATATCTGCTACATCTCGAATCGCAGATACTATTTGATCGTTATCATACTGACTGAATAGGCGTTTTAGAGTCTGTCTTTTTTCCATTCTTGCAAAGATCGTTCTCGCAAGGTCTTCTGAATCTATACCTTCACGAGTGATTTTCCTATTGCCAGAATATTGTTCAAAGGTTTGATTTACTTTTTCAATAAATTGCTTTGCAGTTTCGATATACGATTCGCCATAGTCTTTCTCAACACCTGTGAGAACTGCTGTTTCACCTCTTGGCCAGGAACCTGTTTCTTTGTCATAGTAAGAAAGAATAAACTCTGTGATTGGCAGTTGTTGTTCTGACTCTTCTCTGTCTTCTGAAGAAACAGATTCTACATCTTCTGGGTCTGCAGTTTCAATGCCATCTGGCGTTTTTACGATTATTTCGCCGTCTTCTTCGCCATAATACATACCAGTTTTATTTTTTGATTTGATATGAACATCATCACCTACCTGCATCTCTTCTTCAAGCGAGTCTGGTGTGATTTCATCTGGCTGTGTTTTTTCGCCAATCAATCTATAGATATACGGAAACACATCTTGAAGTTCTTCGTTAAACTGCCTAATAGTGAGTTCATCGATCCAGTTAGATTTTACATCTTCAGGAACTTCTTCAAGATTGACATTCTCATAGTTTTCCGCTATTTCGCTATACCTGCTTGACTTTTGAATATCTGCGATTTCTCTTTTGACATCTTTGATTCTGCCTTCGATAATATCATTGTATTGAGAAAGGCCTTCTGCCATTACTCGAGAACGACCGAGATAGGTTTTAAACTTTCTCAACTTGCCAAGTTCTTCCGATAGTCCAACAATGTGCTTGCCAAAGTCATCATAGGGATTGCCGCCTTCTGCCACATGACGAGCCATTGCTCTCGCACCTGCTAAATGCCTATAAGGATATTTGAATCTCTCGCCCTCGGCAGACTCAATGTATATCCTGTCTATTGAACGAGTGCGTGAAGCAGGATCTTCTTCATTTACACCTTTTCTGTGTCGAATGTTTATTCTTGCGTTTCCAATGTTTTGATAGGAAACTCTGCTGGTTCCCCAGAGCTTGGACTCACTCATTGTTGAACTCCCTGATTTCTTAGCAAGAAACTGATAGTCTCTTCTATCAAGATTTGATTTTGTTATGTTGCGTGTGTCGAATTGAAGTAGGCGTTTTTTAGCAAATGATCGCAGTTCTCTCAAAAAATCATACCAGCCTTCTCTCACAGAATCTGGTTCGCCTTCCACAAAGTTGTTAGTATACATGACACTTACTCGGTCTTCGTCTAAGCTCACACTTACCCTGCCTAAACTTGCGCCGTTTGTTTTATAATCGAAATCATAAAAACGAGCAAGAGCAGGTTCATCAGTGACCTTGCCTTCATCTGTGCCGATTGTGACAGAAGGAAATCTTCCTCTTATTTTATTGAAAAGATCCTCTGCTATAGTGTCAAGATTCTTCATATAAGTATTTATCAGATGCCTGATATGAATATCGGCATTGGTGTTTGGTAGTCTTCCTCTCCGTGATCCACAGAAGTAAAGGTATTATACACTCGAGGATCCCAGTCTTTTAGCACATCAATCATTCGAATGCCAAGCAGCATTGCGGATATTAAATCGTCGTTGTGCCCTACCTTTGCTTGATAGGATGAGCCTGTTGCTACAAAGTTTTTTAGTTCTGACACAAATGGTTTCGAATGTATAGACATCTTGTCATTTTCTATCATGGTTTTCATTCGAGAACAGGCTGACACTTTTGTAGCATGTGTTGTGTTAAATCCTTTTCTAAACTTTCTTACATGACCTTTACGCATGGGTTCTGATATAAACAGGCCTGGAATGTTTTCTTCTCCAAAATCGTTGATGACTATAAGAGCCGCTTCTCCTATACCGTTGTTTTCTACTGACCAATATATGCCTGTGGGGTTCTTTGTTTCTTCCTCTATGTAGCGGCAGATATCTGCGAGTATGCGTATCTGTCCAGGAATAGCTGTTGTATTGTGTTGCCATTCTGCTACCTGCTTGTATGTAGGCAGTTCTATTACCTGTATCGCAGCATAGTCGCCGCCAGTTCCCATAGAAGGATCAAGTGCCACGCAGTAGGTGTGTTGAGAGTCGGGTTTTTTATACCAACGAGTCTGACCCATTTTGAGAATGGGGTCTTCTCCCTCCATTGTGGCAAGGTGTACGGAAGAAATAAGAGTCTCATCAAATACCAAGAACTCACAACCATACTCGCGTCTAAATCGTTCTTCGCCTATTCTTCCTATTTCAGCGTCGCGCCATTCTTCGTCTCTGTCAGGATGTTCTTCCCAGCTTGCTCTAAATGCGTGGAATCCGTTAATACCAACATCTGTTTCATTGCCATTTTCGTCAAAGCATTGTTCTGCCTGTTTCCATATCGTGGCAAAAGTATCTTCGTCAGAGTTTGGTGTTGATGTGATAATTGCTCTACCACCTGTAGCAAGTGTGGGAGATATCGAAGTCCAAAAGTCTTCCGCAATCGTAGGTTGGACAAACGCAAACTCATCGCAGTATAGTAAAGATATTGACATACCACGACCTGTGTTATCTGTTGTAGTTTGAGCTACTATTCTTGAGCCGTTTTCAAACTCTATTGATTGTTTGTTGTATGATACAACACCTGCTCTTATATGATCAGGGCAGAGTTCATACACATACCGCAGGCGCTGCATTATTTCCTGTGCGCCTGTGTATTTGTGAGCAGCAATAAGAATAGTTTGGTCTGCGTTAAACATAGCATACCAGGCAAGGTAGATAGCAGCACAGGTTGTCTTGCCTGTCTGTCTTGGAAGCATGTTTATGTTAAAACGATGATCATGATAAGAACGCATTAGACGCACTTGATAATCAAAAGGATCAAAGAGCATTTTGCCTTTTACAGGATGCTGTATGTAGGCAAACTTTCGAGCAAAGTAGAGATATCCGTCGTTAGGATCCATACAGCGAGCAAGTTCTTCTATCTGCTTTTCTGAGTAAGTATCTTGAGCGTGAGCTTTCTTTGTTAATACGCCATCTAATGATTTCGACATGAAAATACTTAGTCAAAAATAGCACCGAAGTGCTATTTTTGTTTAGTTTGAAGCAGGGGCTGCGGTTTGATACACCTTTGTGTCCTTGCCGTATTTAGATTTAATAGTGTTGGCTGCTTTCTGTGCTGCTCTCTCTGATCTAAATACCTTCCACGGTTTTCCGGCTATATACACAGCGTAGTTATTAGGCTCTTCGTCGCCCAGTTCAACTTCCATTTCTCTACGCTTGAATGCTGCTTTATCCGATCCGAGGTTTGCGCCTTTACCGTCGCCGTATCCTGTTCTTCCTATATCAAAACCGCTTCGATAACCTCGTCTACGACGCACTTCGTTGAGAGTTTCTTCGGGTAACACAGACAAGCCTTCTCTCAACTTGCCAATAACAGCTTCATGGACAACTGTATTTTGTCCGTGAGCAGCAAGTGATCTTCTTTCTGTAGAAAGTCTATCGATAATAGCGCCTGCTTCTTTATCGTAAAACTCTACCATCTGTTGAGGTGATTTATCGAGGAAGGGTTTTACATAGCGTTCAAACACTGGAGCAGATTCCATTGACATGTCTCGGCCTTTGTGCTTGACAGACTTGCCTTTCTTCTGTTCCTTTTTACGATCAGTTTGAACCTGTGCCTTGTTAAACTTGCCTGCGTTTTTTGCTACAGGATTGTTTTTTGGTGCAGCTTCTGCATATTCGGAGTTATTAACTTTCACACATTTATCTTTGTATGTGCCGTCTGCTTTCTGTTCTCTGCCTGCGTATCTATATCCTTTCCAGCAGGCCTTGCCATCTACACCTTTCTTTTTTTCTTCTTCTACTTCTTTATCTTTTTTTTTAGCAGTTTCTTCGACGCCTTCTTTAGGCACGCAGTTAGGCACTTCTTTTCCATTCTTCTTTTTCGTGCCTACCATTTTGTAGTTTTTCCAGCAAGGATCGTCGTCGTCTTCGGCAACATCCATATCTTCGTTGTAGTCCTTGTCTTTCACTTTCTTTTTGGCTTCTTCCTTGCTCATGCCTGAAGCAACCATTCTCGCAATCTGAACGTCAGCAAAATCTTCATCGCCGTCACCGTCCTGGTCCTGCTCGCTCATTTTCTGTTTGAGCATGGCAGATAGTTCTTCTGCGAGGCTGGTTTCCAGTGCCATTGGATTGTCACCACCGTTTGTTGGCGGATAAGATTTCTTCTGACGATTAAGACCGCCTGACAGATCTTTTGTCATTTTGTGATGATCGTCATAGCGTGCTTCTGGCTCGTTGTCCCAGCTTTCTTCTTCTACTGTCTCTTCTTCTACTGTCTCTTCTTCACCTGTTTCAATATCATCCATTACCCTTGGAGTAATCATGGCAGGTTCCTGTGGCGGCATGTCTGGCGGACCTTGATATCCTGTAGGTTCCGGCTGATCCGATCCGTTCATAAGACGAGCAAGTCTTGCTACTT